TTTATAGACGGGGTATTGTTTAGGCTTAATAAAGTCGAGAACTTTAATCCTATGGAATACAACACTACTAAATTATCATTTCTTAAAGTAATAGAAACAAAATATTAATGGCACAAGAGAACGTAGGTATAAATATAACAGTACAAGGCAACGCAGTTGAGTCAATAGGTAGCGTTAAAAAAGAACTAAAGGCAGCAAATGCGGAATTAGTAAATGCGCAAAGTAATTTTGGCGATTACTCTAAAGAAGCTATTACCGCAGCTAAAAGAGTTGCCGAACTAAAAGACAAGATTAGTGAAGCAAGGGAAACGGCTGACTTGTTTGACCCAGGAAAAAAGTTCCAAGCATTTGCAGGGGCAATTAATGCAGTAGCAGGTGGCTTTACTGCCGTTCAAGGTGCGCTTGGTGTAGTAGGTGCAGAAAGCGAAGAGCTACAAAAGTCCTTATTAAAAGTGCAATCCGCTTTAGCTTTATCACAAGGCTTATCTGCTATTACGGACTCAGCAAAGGACTTCCAGCGACTTGCAACAATTGTAAAGACAAATGTAGTAACTGCTTTTAGTACTTTAAGAGGTGCTTTAATCGCTACGGGAATTGGTGCTTTAGCAATCGGAGTAGCCCTTGTAGCTGCTAACTTTGATAAGGTTAAAAAAGCGGTTCTTGATTTTATCCCAGGACTTGGAAAGTTAGCTACGTTCTTTGGAAATATTATAGAGAAGGTTACCGACTTCGTAGGTGTAACATCACAAGCAGAACGTGCTTTATCTTCTTTAGAAAAAACAACTAAGCGTGGTAATGAAGGTATTGAGGCACGAATTAAAATACTTACTGCACAAGGTGGAAAGGAAAAGGAGATATACGCATTAACTAAACAACAAGGAGAAAACGAACTTAACTTTTTAAGAGAAAAACTTAAAAGCAAAAACAAGCTAAGCGATGAGGAACTAAAGAAGTTTAGAGACCTTAAAACAGAACAAGCCGTTTTAGATGCCCAAGAACAAAAAAGGCAACAAGATATATTAACCGAAAATGCTAAGAAGGGAGCAGATGCAAGTAAAGAAGCAGACGCAAGACGTAAAGCAGAAGCAGAAAAAAGAAAAGCAGAAGAGGAAAAACTAAGCGAGGAATTATTAAAGACACAACAAGACCGAAGGAAACTACTTGCAGAAGATAACCTAATAACGCAAGACCAACTTGCTCAAGATAAAAAAGATGCAGAAGAGAAGGCTAAAAAAGAGCAAGAGGCAATAGACAATGAAAGGTTAGAAAATCAAAAAAAGGTTCTTGCTACTACTACTAACTTTACTCTACAAGGTATACAAGAACAACAAAACGCAGCAAAGGCAGAAGCTGAAATAGAAAGGTTAGCTACTGAAAACAAGTTAAAAGAACTTGAATTACAAAAAGCAGGAGCAATGGCAGCCCTTGATGCAGTCGCAGGACTTATAGATCAAAATAGTGTTGCAGGTAAAGCTATTGCAGTTGCTAAAGCAGTTATGTCTACTTACGAAGGTGCGACCAAAGCTTTAGGGGCTTACCCACCACCATTCGGACAAATAGCAGCAGCAGCCACAATAGCAGCAGGTTTAATTAATGTTAAAAAGATTGTAAGTACAAACATACCTTCTGCAAAGGGAACGGGTAGCGTAGGAGGTGGAGCAACCGCACCAAGTATAAGTTCAGCAGCACCTATGTCTCCGGCTCAACCTCAAGCAGCTACTACAAACCTAAGTAACCAGACAATCAACGCAATAGGCAACCAAGCGATAAGAAGCTACGTTGTAGAGAGCGATGTAACAAGTAACCAACAAAGGATTGCAGCAATTCAGCAAAGAGCCAGGTTTGGTTAAATGATAACAATTTAAAACCATTAATATTTAGAAATATGGACTTACCTGTTTATTTATTAGACATTAGCGAGGATATGAATGACGATGCCGAAGTGGATTATGTGGCACTCGTAGACAAACCTGCTATTCAAAAGAATTGGAATGCCTTTAAAAACCAACAACGCTTTGAAGTGGTTAGCGAAGATAAGCGTATTATCAGCGGCCCATTAATGTTGGCAGATGTCCCGATATTCCGCAGTGACTCTACTTATGGAGATTATTTTGTCGTTTTCTCTAAAGATACTATTTTTAAGATTGCGCAAAAGTTTTTCAAAAGAGGCTACCAATCAAACGTAAACTTAATGCACTCTCCAGATGCTCAGGTAGAAGGTGTTACTATGTTTGAAAGCTTTATTACAGATCAAAGCCGTGGCATACAACCAATGAAGGGTTTTGAAGATGCACCTGACGGCTCGTGGTTTGGTTCGTTCAAAGTAGACAATGAAGGCGTGTGGAACGATGTTAAAGAGGGCAAATTCAAAGGCTTTAGCGTAGAGGGGTTATTTACCTACAAGACAAAGCCAACTAAAGAACAAGAACTTATGAATGCAATAAAGGAAATATTGCAACGGGTTAAATGATAAACAAAATCTTTTATTAATATTTAAACAAAAAGAATGATGAACGCAAAAGATGCAATTATGCAAATTAGGGCTTTATTCGAAGATATGCCACAAGTAGAAGCACCTGCTCCTGCTGAAGCACCTATCGAGGAAGTACCTGTTACATTCGCAGAATATAGCCTTATGGATGGTACAAAGGTTATGATTAGCGAATTAGCTATTGGCGGTGAAGTTACTTTAGCTGACGGAACACCTGCTCCAACTGGCGAACACCAATTAGCAGACGGAACTCAAATCGAGTTAGACGAAAACGCTAAGATTATTTCTATCGAAACTCCAGAAGCAGAAGCGGAAATCGCTGACGAAACTCCTGCTGAAATGGGTAAAAAGATGGATGAGAAAATGGCAGACGAAATCGCTGCTTTAGTTTCTGAAAACGAAAATCTTAAAACACAAGTAGCACAATTAGAGGCAAAAGTTAAGAATGGCTTTAGTCAAGTAGCTGAGTTAATAGAAGCACTTACTAAGACACCTAACGCTGAACCTATTGCGCAACCAAAACAAAACTTTGGTTCTAACGTAACAACTCACTCTATGAAGTACGATAGGATTGAAAAATTTAGAAACGCTTTATTAAACAAATAAAAATAAAATAAAATGGGATTTGATGTATCTGCATTAGCAAACTATACAAAAGAAAACGAAGCTCTACTTGTAACTTCATCTGTATTGGGTGCAAAAACTGCTGCTCTTATTAAGAGTGCAGGTAACGTTATGGTTGGCGTAAAGTCAAGCGAGAAGATTAACATTATGGAAACTGACGCTATCTTCCAAGCAGGTGGCACTTGTGGTTTCAATGCTTCTGGTTCTACAACTTTTACTCAACGTACTGTAACTCCTGGTAAAATTAAAGTAAACGAAGCTTTATGTCCTAAAGACCTTGAAGCTAAGTATTTACAAAAGGCTTTACCTACAGGTTCTTATTATGACTCTATTCCTTTTGAGCAAGAATATAGCGAAAAGAAAGCTAAAACTATTGCTGCTCAATTAGAAACTGCGCTATGGACTGGCGACACTTCAAGTGTTAATGTTAACCTTAACCGCTTCGATGGTCTTGTAAAATTAATCGGTGCTGCTTCAGGTGTTGTAGCTGCAAACGCTTCAACTTACATTAGTGGTGCTCCTTTATCAAGCATTACTGCTGCTAACGTAATTTCTATCTTTGATGGTGTTTACCAAGCAATCCCTGCACAAGTTGTAGCTGCTGAAGATATGACTATTTTCTGCGGTCAAGATTTATTCAGAACTTACACTGTTGCTCTTAAAAATAGCGGTTCTTTTAATTACCAAATTGATGTAAAAGCTGATAGCGAATTTGTATTACCAGGTACTACAATCAAAGTTATTGCAGTTGCAGGTCTTAACGGAACTAATAAAGTTTACGCTATGCGTTTGAGCAACTTGTTCTTAGGTACTGACTTATTGAACGAGGAAGAGAAGTTTGAAATCTTCTATGCAAAAGAAGCAGATCAAGTACGTTTCGTATCTGAGTTTAAAATGGGTGTAAACATTGCCTTCCCTGACGAAGTAGTGAAGTTTATCCTTGCATAATTTATAGGGGGATTGAAATATATCCCCCATTTTTTTCAAACTAATTTAATTCAATAACAATGGCTTGTGCTTTAACTCAAAATTATACCTTAGATTGTAAAGACAGTTTAGGTGGAATTACTGAGGTTTATTTTATGGCAGCAGCAGATGTTACCTCAACTACCGAAGCAAGTGGTGTAATTACCGCTTTAGTAAAGGCAGCAGGTAAGAAGTTCTTTAAGTACGAACTTGTAAAAGGCACTTCTCAATTAGTTGAGAATGTTAATGCAAACGTACAAAATGGTACTATCTTTTACGCTCCAGAATTAACCATAGTATTAAACAAATTACAAGCGAACACAAGAAACGAAATCTTGTTGTTGGCTCAAAACACTTTAGTATCAGTTGCCAAAGATAACAATGGCAAATATTGGTACTTAGGAAAAACAAGAGGCTTAGACCTTACCGCAGGAAGTGCAGGTACAGGTACGGCAGAAGGCGACAGAAGTGGTTACACTTTAACCTTCACAGGTGCGGAAGCTGCCCTTGCTCCAGAAGTTAACTCTACTGTTGCAGGTCAATTAACTACCGCAGGTTCTTAGGTTGTTTTGGTTTTGTATATAGATGCCCTCGTCTTTAATTAGGCGGGGGTTTTTTATTTTGCAAACAATCGCTATACTTTATATTTATAGTTGTGATAAGATTAATTAAGGGTCAAACCCAAAACATAATACTTACCTTGACTGAGAAGCAGCTTTTAACAAGTCCTAACTATCTATTTATTTTCGAGAATAGATCAACAAATACGGACATCAAATTTGTAAGGCTGAACAATACAGACATAAGCGCATACAAGGAAAGGTACAATGAGTTTAGCATTGTAGTAAATAGCTTCTTTA